AAATTCTAATATCAAATTCTAATATTGATATTCCCATATAAGTCATAAACAACATAAAGATTGTCTTAGTTAAAAAACCTAACATATTCCAACCTAATGCAATTGAATTTCCTCTACTATAAACTAAATAAACACTTGCTATTGTATGTAATATTCCAAATATAATAGGAACAATTACTGCCATTAAAATCATTAGAATCATCATTTATAATTATCTACCTTTCCCATATCCATATCGGTTCTCCAAATGCATAATTTTGTGTTTCCTCAGCTTTATTTTGGAAATCATCCGAAAAGTAATCAGAAGCGGCCTTACCAGCACCAGCTGAGTTAAATCTCTTGGTCATTTCCATCCCCACACACCCACGATATTTCAGGCCTTGTGATTTAATAAAATCATTCATTGGATTACAAATACTAAGATACCCCTTTTTCTTAGCACAATACACATCGGCTATATTGACAGCAAGTATCCCACCCTTTTTTATTGCTGGAATTATATTACTCAAGGTCTTATGTAAAAAATTCTTGTTCCAAGTATCTATATCGGTATACCTTTTGAAACTTTGCGTTTCGTGTTCTGAATATTTCTCCGTATTGAAATATGGTGGCGATGTAAACACGGTGTCAAAGTAATCAGAATATTCTTGATAGATAGGCACATCTTCTGCTGGTTGTGCTATCATATCAACTATTTTGTCTTCTTCAAAAAATGTCTGATGTTTCTTATAAAACTCTATTTGTTTTACTTTCTCACTAATCCTTACCTCTAGTATCTTTATATCACTCATATCTCACCATCCCAGCATATCTCACATATCACTCTATTAGCATACATATCATCACCACATCCTAAGCATATATTATTCATTCCATCTCTCTCCATGCTTGTGTTCACCTACATAGAACGCTTGTCCCATCATATATTCTTCACAATCTTCATCATTACATATCCACCATGCTCTTTCATAAGGACTTCTATCATACCTTCCGGTGATGGTCTTGGCTACGCCATCAAACTTCATATGCTTATCACATCCTCTACATTTCTTATCAAAATCTCTAATCATACATCTTCTCCGCTTTGTGTATCTCTTCCATGTCTACCATTATTTTCTCACTTACACCTTCATTAACTCGTTGCATTCTTATCTCATCTATTAAGAATAAAGCCATTAGTTCAGCTAATATCTTCTCAGCATCCCTCACTATTCATTCTCCCATTCATATATCGCTTGGTCTATCTCACTATATGCTCTCTTTAAAGGTTTATCGGGTATAATCATTTCATTATCATCCATATCATAAAACTTTATCTCATATGAACTTACTTTTTGTATATGTTCTCTATAATGTTCGTATGTCATCTTATATTCCCCATATTGATAATACTATAAATATAGAAAAAATAAAGAATATAAATCCTTCCCATTCTTCTTGCATTAGTTTCCTCTCTTACGTCTAATTAACTTCCTATCGGTTCTTGATACATCATAACCATAGGTTCTTGTTCCTCTTATACCATTATTGGTTCCTTTAACTTCATACTTCTTAATGGTGTTTATTATCTTTGCGTAATCTTGTGCTTCCATATGTCTTATGGTTGCTATTATACTTTGCATACCTTTTTGTGTATCATACATATTATCATCTTTATCAGGATATACTTGTTTTACCATATCCCTCATTGACTTATATGTTGGGTCATGCTCTCCTTCTACATATAGTATAGGGGTTGCTCTTTCACCAACAAGATAAGCTTTAATATCTTTAATCATATCTTCTTTCATATCTCTCACCAACCTCTCATATCGCATAGGCAAGTATTATGCTCTATTGCACAATCACATACTAAGCATACTTCTATACCCATTTCATCTATGCGTATTGGTTCTATATCTTTATTCATAGGTCTACCCCACTCATTACTTGTTCCCATACGCCTTGCCTATGTCCACTATACTCTTCTGGAGTCATTGGTCTATCATTAATTAGTTGATGTGGCTTTGGCTCAGCACTAAAGTATAGGTCACTAACCTTAAGCCTATACTCTCTTCTTGAATTGTCTATGTTATTAAAACGTGGCTTCTTATGTATAACTACCTTGCCGAGAAGCGTAGTAATTTGGTCGGGCTTTAACATAGAGAGAACTCCCTCTATATCTTTAATGTTGTTTAAGTTCAAACTCATTTTTTCCTCTAATTTAACATGGTTTGAAAGTATTTAAAGGTTTGGGCGGAAATCGGGGTGCTAACATATAGACTCATGCTCAATCGTTTCTATGCCCTAATCCCGCTTATCATCTTTGGAAATTAGGCATAGATTTATATAGAACCCACCTCCCTATATTATACTATATTAAGAATATTGCTCTATTATGCAATATATATCTTTGCTCTATTTGTATTATAAATAGCTAAATAGAGCTTATTGTCTTAATAGAGCCTATAATATTAAGCTAACATATGTTAATACTACTTTTTTTCTTCTCACACATATAAAAAAAAAGCTCTATACCGAACTTGAACCGGTTTTGGTTCGTATAGGCTCTATTAGTCATGACCAATCTCACGTAAGGGGGGCGACATAGAGCTAATTTTCTCATACCCGCTTCCAGACCTGAAAAGATAAGCGACATTGTGCATATCTCATGGGCTATATGTTTCTCATCTAGCGCTATAGGGCTTAAAAACTATAGACTTATAGAGCTTAGTATATAACTATAGAGGAGGTTTATATGCGCGGCAGTCAAACTAAAAACTTGACAGTCAAATTATAAAAAATTACTAAAAACATTGAGCGGAACGTATAGCGGGGTATATAAGCCCCCTCGAGCTTTATATACTTAAACGAAGCAAAGCTTTATATACTTCTACGACATGTTATATATAGAGAAAAAGGAGGAAATAATGCCATCAACTACAAAAGGTCAAAAAGGAACCGCTATGGACTACCTATCCGCCCCTCGTCATGAGGGCATCGTTAAAAGTTTAATGATGTTAATCGGATATGAAGCACCTAAAGGCGGGCGACTTCCGGCCGGAGTTAAGTATGATACGCTTAAAGCACTCGTCGATTGTTTGGGCATGGGACTAAATGAAGAATTTAGGTCTATGTTAGCCACTCGAGTCGTAGAGCTTCAAAGTGCAAGGCGTAAAGGAACCGGAAAGGTTTCCGCAACGCCGGAAAGTATCGTTAACGCTATTAAAAGCGGAAAGATATCACTTGAAGAACTTAAAGCACATCTTGATACGCTATAAGCTTCGAGCTAAATGTTCAAAGGGGAACGAGAGAAAAAGAGGTTTCCCCATTTTATGTTTATGTAGCTATATAATAGGACATGAGTATATAAAAATCATTCGCACGTTAGCAAAGATAGAGACCAACTAAACATTAGAACACGTCACTCAAGCACTCTAAGTCACTTATTAAGGTGGCGTCTTAAATAGAAAAATTCAGCCTTTTTTTAAACTTAGTCGATGACTTCGAAACGATTTGAATCAATCCCTTTAAAAGTTCTCATTCTCTCTAAGATGTATCGTCATGATTTCAATTATATACGTGCTTCTCACGTGAACGGAAACGTTTTGTTTGAAGCCATGTCCAACCCTTACAATGATTAATAACGTAATGAATAGGGGGGAGTTAAGCGTGACGACCACCACCCTTATATAGGGTGCTTCCCCCGAATTGATTTTTTTTCAACTGTCGTTTTTTTTTCGACAGTCAGAACCGCTGGCCTAAGAGCGTCACATTAATGGCTGAGCTTAGGCCGTGAGTATCTGGATTGGGTAGAGTGCAATACTATTTTGCTATTTTCATCTTCTCTACCCTAAGGTGTGAAGGGGGATTTATTGGATACCCCCAAAACAAGGCCCAACTCCAAAGGAGTTTATTTTCCTCGCTTACCACTTACCATCACCTCATCCACTTGGACGTTAGTGCAGGTTTGTGTGCCTTACCACGTTGGGACATGGTTATTCGGCCATTCACTTAAACGGGAGCTACCCGCTTAATCTTCTTTCCGAAGGATAGAACCATATTGGTCTTCATCTCCGGTGTGGTCTACCCATGTATGAGCATGGTTTCTTATATCACTAATGTATACATCGCCATACTCCCACGAGCCATATGTCATTGGTGACCTTACGGCACAATGCCATCTCGCATATGGGTTTTTATTTTCATTCTCAGGGTTCTGATAGCGTTTTAAAACTCGCCATTCGAATCCATTACCCTCATAAGTCATATAGGGTTTATCTACTTTCGTTGTTTTCTTTCCAATCTTCTCATTTATAAACATGTTTTCCTCTAATATACCAATAGTGTATCACTATTTAAAGGTTGTCCTCAAAGTTGTAAGCGTTGTCTACAAACTCACCACAATATAAGGCTTGGCCTTGTGGTGTCATGTTGTCAATCCAATTGGTTGCGGTTCTGCGTGGGCTCTTTCTCATTCTGCTTGGGTTTCTCTTAATGTTATACATATTTTTTCCTCTATATATAACATAGCGTGCAAGTATTTAAGCCTATGGGTGAAATTAGTATATAAAGCACGGAGATACTTATATACTATCATATAGCTTCCGCTTCACTTTATCAAAAACCCGACAGTCGGACGGCTCAAAAAAGGTGAGCGGAACCCATAACGGACTATATATACTTCGAGGAGGTTTATATATCATTTTGAACCAAAGCTTTATATACTTTGTCGCTAAGTGTAATATAGAGGAAAATATGACAAGTATACAAAAGCAAATCTTAAAGATATGGAAACAAACAAGCCAAATGCAAACAAAGACCCGAAGGGCAACATGGATGAGGTCTAAGTAATGGATTTAATCATTTTTAGTTTAGCATTAGCTATATTTATTGAAATGGAAGTTTATTATTTTTTAGTTAACTTCTTTAATTAATTTTATAACATCTAGTCAAAGAGCACGAAAGATAGACTTCTAGAATCTTACCTTTCAATGTGTGAAGCTTTCTAGACGTTTTAAATATTCGGGTATAATCCGAAGAAAAATAAAGTTGGTCGTCGGACAACGAATGACGAAGCGTAAAAGAGCAAGCAAGACAAGAGGCACGCGTGTCTAGGTTTTGTTTGACTCGGGCCCTCATGAGGCACGGAGTTGGAAACCTCTGGTTAGCGTGAGGGGTTCTGGAGCACCCCAACCAACAACCTTATCATAATGGAGTTATAGTGTAGTGGCCCAGCATCTTAGGCTTTCGACCTAAGGACGGGGGTTCGAATCCCCCTAACTCTGCCATGATTGACAGTCATTTTTTCAAAAAGGGTGAGCGGGAGCTATATAGGGGTATATATATGTCGAGGGGGTTTATATATGTTTTTGAGCGAAAGCTTTATATACTTGGAAACCATGTGTAATATAGAGGAAAAATATGAGTAATAAAGAATTTAAATATGAATATGAAAGCGGTTTAATGGATTTCCATTATGAAGAGTCTGGAGCTAATTGTGAAGAGCTTCAACATAAAGAAGATTGTAATTGGGTTTATGATAATTGCACTTGTGGACTTGTTGAGTCATTAGATTTCAATGTTCCGGATGATGGAGATTGGTAAAATGAGTGAACATAATCAATTAAATTGGTCTGATTTCTTATTATGTATAGGTATGGAATTAGCTTACTTCAAAAATGGAGAACGCCCAATACAAGAACAAATGATAATGGAAAAAATAATATCACTCGGGGGTAAACCATGAAGTGGCACGAAGTTATAGAACAATCATTAAGATTTTATTTAGATTTAGATTTTAATTTTAAAGAATAAAGGGTGTCCACCTTAACGCGTTAGGTGTTCTTGCTCGATGGCTTGGTGTATGCCCAAAGTTATAAATACACCATAAATAAATCGACAGTCGATTTTTTTTAAAAAAGGTGAGCGGAACGTATAACGGACTATATAAGTATCGAGGCCCTTTATATACTTAAATGACCCCAACCTTTATATACTTTGAAACCATGTGTAATATAGAGAAAAAGAGGTAATTAAATATGACAAAACAAACTTATCAAACTAATAAAGTCGGCTTCATCCTTTGGGATGAGAGAATAATGAGCATCCACAACTTTTGGGTTGAGCTTATGGGTTCCAGAATGGAAGGAACTAATTCCACCTATTGCCATACAATAGGATGGGTTAATTTACATTCCTTTGGAACTAAGCACCAAAGTTTAGATGATGCCGAAGTATGGAACGTAATTAATAGCGTAGATGCAAGGTTCGTAAGATACCCAAGCGTAGAAGCTAACAAGTGGAACACAAACCCAATAGGAGCATAAAAATGTTTAAAAGACAATTTAAAAGATTAGTTCGAGAAGAAAAAGAAGCATTATCTTATTCCGACGAAGAAACTAAAGTCCAAGCACGAATTTGGGATTGGAATGTTAAAAGCTTAATAGGTGCATGGTCATCTTTAGCTAATGAAATGACAAATAAAAATGATTGGAATCATTTTGCTAAACACGTTTTAAGTGAAGTTATCGAAATGGATAAAATAATAAAGGAGGCTAAATAATGAAAATTATATGCGAGTCTTGTGAGGATGCTATAGCCACCCAAATAATAGGGCGTGGGTTAGGAGAGCGAGAGGTATGCACCGATTGCTATTATGAAATAGGAGATAGAGGTTATTAATATGAACGAAGAAGAATTAATACAAAAGGGCTTTGATGAAGATGAACACGTAAAGGACTTAGTTTCAGGTGCCGAATACCGACTAAGTCCCGAGTCATGGGATGCTATTAACTTTATATTCTATATAGAAGAATAGGAGGGGGTATTAAGCTTATAGCGGGGGGTCATGGTCATATACCCCCCCATATATAAATCGTCTGTCATAATAATTATATTGACTGTCAGAATTTTTTGTGGTGTGTTTATACATTTGGTACACACCAAACCAGCGGGCTAACCTTATCGGCCGATTAGGAAAGCCCTTGATTATTGTTTAACCCTCTTTAAATACTACTTCATAGAACTTACTTCTATTAAAGCGGGGGTTCTCTCTTTCGCACATATTCGCTATGTCCTTAACTAAAATAGGGTCGGCCTCATTAACGTGTAATATATCGGCCATCTCTTGAAAGTGCCGGCGGGTCATTGTCATCTTAGGCACCCCTCAATAATTGGCTTGCTCTCCATCGGGATACTCTAACAAGACGTTCTTGTATTTCGGTAGGTAGGCTATAAAATAGCTCAAATTCTATGCTTCCAGCGTTGGCACTATATGCGTGCCATCGGGTCATTATGCGTTGTTCGTTTATGTGTTCACTCATGTTTATTTTCCTCTATATTTAACATGGCAAGAAAGTATATAAGGCTTTGGGTCAAATTAGTATATAAGGAACGAGGAGCTTTATATACTAACGTTTAGCTTCCGCTCGCATATTTTGGTGAGAAGACGACTGTCATAATAACTTGTCTTATTGTCGTTTATTTTTTTCCTCACCCCCCGTCTAAAATAAAGCAGGCCCCCCCCATTAACAAACAGGGGGTAGGGGTCAAAACAAATCGGGCTATATTTTGAATGCTATATTAAGAACTATATATAGACTTAACATTAGGCTTTGTAAATGCTATATTAAGCTCTATATATCATGACACAATAACCTTTAAATAGATACACATGTTAACAGTAAATGTTAACGAATTTGGAGAAACGATGAACAAAAAAAAGCAAGCAGAAACAGAGACCCCCTGTGGTCAAGATTGTACATGCCATGTAGAGCCTGATGGCTTTCACGGTAAATCATATAAGGACTTTATAGCAGCCACCGAAAAGTGTCAGTGCAAAGAAGTCAAGACTTACGGTATGGTGTGTGTAACATGTGGGAAACCCTACGAAATGAAAACAATTTTTACAGTGAACGGTAGTGCAGGTGAGTGGAATGGTAGCAAGTAAGGAAGACGTGAAATGGGAACCTAGCCACATGAGGCTTAGTCCTTCTAAAATAAACACTTACATGAAGTGTCCCCGCGAATTTTACTACAAGTATATAGCTAAGATTCCTGAGAAGAAAACTATACATCTATTCAGAGGAACATTGGTACACCAAGTTCTAGAAGACCTTTTTAAGCAGAAGTTTAAATCCTTATCAATATGGGAAAAGGGAGCCCCAGCACAGTGGGTACAAGAAGAGTTCGAGAAAGGTTGGGAAGAAAAGATAGCTAAACATAAATGGTTATGGGAAGTACATACCAAAGAAGAGATGGATAATATGTATCTCGAGACAGAAGATATACTCCAGAATTTTGTAAAGAGTGTTAATAAAAAATTAACCGAAATGGTTAAGTGGAAAATATATAGAACTAAACAACAAGCATGGAACTCAGTAGCTCCTAAGTACGCTGAGAAGTGGGTTAAGTCTAAAGACTACGCAGTAATAGGCATAGTTGATGCAGTCTGTAATGATTTCGATGGTGGTACAACTTTGTTGGACTACAAGACGAGTAAGCGCTATGGTGCATACCTCCCTGAAGATTATTATCGCCAGCTGATTATATACGCTTTCCTTTACACTTTAGAGATGGGTGAGATGCCTAAGTTTGTAGGAGTTAATTATCTACGCTTTGATGATACTTTCTTTGTTAAGGTTAATCAACAAGTGCTCGATGAAGCAAAAGACTTAATCAAAATGGTACATGATTGTCTGAAAGAGCGTGAGGAATATGAAGACCGTTATGAACAGAAACCACAGAACTTGTGTAAATGGTGTTCGTTCTATAAAGGTAACGGGGGGCCTTGTGATGTACAAATCCCTAAATGGAAACCTAAATTTAAGAAAAGTAAAGAGACTTATGCAGACATTGACTCAAAAGCGAAAGGATTAATAGAGCTTGATGCACAGAGTCAATTTCCTGAGTTTGATTAAGGGCAATCTTTATATATGCGCGTTGTGTAAAACTATACATGGCGCGCGATGATTATGGAGCTATTTCCGTAATCTCTGATGAAGAAAAAGAGATATTAGGGATTGGTGGTTCTAAAAAACCCTCTGACGAGGATGAAGAAAAGCTCTTTGAGACTATTGGCAAGGCTGCTGATAAAATCGGAGAAACTCAAGTAGGTAAAAAAATAGGAACTATAATCACTGTTGTATTACTAGCGCTTCTGAGTGGGGGGGCCAACATGTCTATTATTCACGATTACTTTAATGGTGAAGAAGATATTGGTCCCATCGGGGGCTGCCTAGAATCAAACGCCACTAATTATAATCCACAAGCAACATTCGATGATGGAAGTTGTAACTTTGTTGTGATAGTGTATGGTTGTACAGACCCTGAAGCGGCGAACTATGACCCACAAGCTACTCACGATAATGGGAGATGTAACATTTTAAATCAAGGTGGGAACAACACAAACACCAACGAAACTGTATATGGCTGTATGGATATAGACGCTAACAACTATAATGATAAAGCAGAAGAAGACGATGGTTCCTGTGATTATGAGAATGAAGAAAACCATTGTAATCACACTGATATGTATGCTTGGGATGGTTTATCTCACGGCAATGTATCAAGACCTTCCACCAACAGTATAAATTTCTATATGGACTTTGATACTAATTGTGATGATGTTGACGAACCTTTACCTATACTTGTTTATTATGATTTAGTACATGTCATGATTGAGGAAGATGAGAATGGTAATAAATCCTTGTCTTATGATAATTATGTCTATACTCAAGTATTCCTTAATATTTCAGGATGGTTCGAAGACGAACATTGGTTTGAATACGAGGAATTATTTGAGAGTGATTTAGAAGAACAATTTAATGATATTTATGAAGGTTACTGGTTTTATTATACATCTTATTACGCAGATTATAATGGAGATGGTGACTATTATGGAGAAAATGAATATGTTGGTTATTCCACTAATTGGGGTGACGGAGATATAGAAGAAATGGGATGGAGGATAGAAGTATAATGTGTTGCATAGACTGTGGTTGTTGTGATAAATGTACATGTCCCTGTTGTAAGGAGGAAGAATGAAAGCAGATAAGATGCTCATTCTTACAAACATGTTAGCCAAAATTATGTCTGACATGGATGACTTAAAACAAATGATTATAGATATGAAAATGAAAGAAGTGATAGAATCTGATGGATTCATGGAGGAAGAATGAATGGAGTTGATAGACATTTTAACAATGTTTGGAATAGCAATGGCAGGAGTAGCTCTTGTAATTGCATTAATGGTATTTGTGAATTTTGCGCGTCATGCATTAAGAAAAGTACCACCCGTTACAATTCCACAACGGAAATCACTAAAGAAGGAGAAACCAACAATGAGTAAAGAAAAGGGCGAAGGAGTCACATTTAATGACATTTTCATGTTTATGATTGCTGTACCTTTAATACTACTCTGGGTTGGGTTTGCAGGGTTCGTTATACATAGCGGACTTAGTAAACCAGAAGTTCTTGAGAACATTGAAGCTTATACAACTTTGATAGCTATATTAGGTGGGCCAGCCCTTCTAATTATCAAAGATGCTTTAGATGTATGGAAACAAGAACAAGCTGAGAAGACAGCATTCTATAAGGTAAAAGCACAAGCTGTTATTGATTATAATGATGCAACTCAGAAACAACACCAGATGATTGAATCAAAGGCACAAGAACAAGAACATAAAATGGAAAGTAAGAAATAATAATAAGGAGAGATATATATGGCAAAAGCAAAAGCAACCTCAAAGGCACAATGTCCTGATAAAGAAGGATTAAGATGTGCTGGATGCAGAGGCGGAAATCCCTGTTTGGCAGGGGAATAAGGAGGACTAAAAATGGTCGATTATAAAAACAAGCAAGTAAAATCTTCAGCAGGTGGATTATTCAAAGGAGAACATCACGATACAAACAATCCTGATTGTAAAATAACCTTTGAAAAACCTAGCTACGAAGAGATTAATGATATGGCAAGAGCCAAAGGAAGAGGATACCCAATAACTTCCAAATACGATGTAGAGTCTCCCGGCAACGAGAAACAACAAATGTTCACTGCCGGAGATGGTAGCGGTAGATTAATTTCAGGAGAAGAATCTGCACCTACACCTAATGTCGCATGGACAAAAAAAGTTAGAATGCTTGGTCAAGAAGAAGCTTTACAAGAACCTTAGAAGTAAGCTTTATATAGTATAACATTCTAACATGTATAGGCTCTCGCTGTAGAGCCATGGCTTCACAGGATACTTATCGCAAGTGCTTTTGTGAGAGCCCCAAACATGGAGAAAACTATGTCAAATAACACAACAAACGAAACAAATGATAACTCAACTGTCCTAGAGACAAACGAGACCGCAGACGATGGTAACATCTCTGCAATTATCGAGAGTGTAGAAGAATCAGGGCTTTTAGATAGCCTAATGGATGACCCAGTGCTTATGCTATTAGCAGCTCTAGTAATTGGTTTAGGTGCTTACGCAGCTTATACCGTACCAGCAGTCAAAGCATTAGTCTTTAAGTATTTAAAGAACAATGAAGCAGAAGTAATGTCTTTATTAGACAAGAATCTAACTAAAGTTCAGATGAAAGCATTCGAGAAGCTGGATGAAGCAGCTCAGAAGCACGTAAAGGACTCTTTGGTTCGAAATGTATTAGTCACCGCATGGGATGAAAAAGACGATGAATTAGCCGCTTTGGTTAAATCTAAGGTTAAATCATCACTTGACGAAGGCAAATCACTTTGAACGAGGTTGAATACGAGCAGCGGTTACGCCAGCGGGTAGGAGAAGGAGAATATGAACGTCATAAAGAACTTGTACGCTTGCTGGCTCGCAATCTGTCTCTTGAAGACATTTTGTGGGAAGAAATTACTTTACATATTCGGGATGTTAACTTACGAACAGAGCTCTTGCGACAAAGAAATTCAATTGTTCGTGACATACATACTGAATTCAGAGCATTAAATATAGAGATACCTTCTGTTGTAGAACAAAAAACAGCAGGGTTTGCTTCTTTTTTGGAGGACTTAACAGATGACAACAGCAGTGAAAAACGAGACAAAGAATCTAAAAGCAACCCTGACCGGTAAAGGTGCTATAGATTCAATTGAAATAGAAAATATATTCGAAAAGACTAGACATAGCGAGAAAAAAATGCTTAAATTAGTAAGAGCATTCTGTTCAACCTACCTTATTGATAATAAACAAAGACCATTAATACTTAGACCCCTTCAAGAAAAGATAATAGTTAAAGCATTGACTCATAGTGAGAATGGTAAACAACGTAAATTAGCTATTTTAGCACCAAGAGGTAGTGGAAAATCTTACGCTTTAGCAGTAGCTGTCACAATTTATATGTATTTTAAGAGATTTAGAGATTTAATTTTCATTTTAGCTCCTTCTGAAGACCAAGCCGCCTTAATTTTCAATTATGTATATAGGAATTTCAAAGATAATCGTTTTTTAGATAGTTTAGTAGATAATTATAAATTTCACAATAAGCCCCATATACGCCTGAAGGGGGGCACAATGATGCGTAGAGCTCCATTAGCGCCTACTAATCAAGGACAAGCTATACGTGGACAACATCCTACATTCTGTATAGTTGATGAGTCCCCACTCATCGACGATAATTTATTCGTTGATAATGTAGAACCAGCGATACTTTCAAATAAGGCCCCTTTCATAAATCTAGGTACACCAAAATCAAAAGAGAATCATATGTATAGATATTTATATGATGATGCTTATTCAGATAACTGGACACGCTTAGTATATACATGGAGAGATGCTATTAAGGCAGGGGACGCATATACAGCTCCCTATACTGAAGAAGAAATGTTAGAAAAAATGATAGAGTGGGGTGAAGACTCTATCTATTGGAGAACTGAATATGAATGTGAGTTTGTAGAGAGTGTATCGAATGTTTTTACACCTGAAAAGATAAAAGGATGTTTTGATGATTATGAGTTTACAACCAGAGAGGAACTTGTCACGCGAGGAGATTTTGGTTCTCCGATTACTATCGGTGTTGATGTTGGTAAATCAGTTAACTCTACTGTTATTACAGGATGGAGAAGGGAACAGTGTGATGAAGGAAATCTCGCACGCCTTATATATGTGGAAGAAATCAATCCTAGAACAGGTGGACATGATATTCCCTACCAACGTGAACGTATTATGGATGTCGCCATTAATCTTGGGGCTGATAGGCTTATTGTGGATTGTACAGGTATTGGTGGAGCGATTGAACAAGATTTAAGAATGGCTTGTATAAATAGTAACCCCCAGATTTACTTTATACCTTTCGTTTTTACGGGAGGACCTAGAGGCACAAAGACACAAGTATATAGAGATTATGTTTCTTATATTCAACAAAAGCTCGTAAAGATACCTACACCCTCTAACCTACCACCACACCAACAACGCTTAATGAATAAATTCTTTAGAGAACATTTAGATTTAGAATATACTATGGATACTGCTAATAAAACTGAAAAGATAGCAGCACCATCTAATAAACATGATGATTATTGTGATAGTTCAGTTATGGCTATTCACGCCACACTTTCTATGTTACCGGGCACTGCTTCTGTAGCAGGCTCTCCTAGTAAAAGGAGTCGCGGTAACTTAGGAGGAAGTGTAGGAAGTTACAGCAATGCCTCATTATTTACTACAAAACAGCGTAAAGTAAGGCTTAATAAAAGGTATAGACTATGAAGAAAGCTTTATATACTATTACCGGATATATATTCAGTGAATAAGCCATGTCGTTACTAGACAGAGTTCGAAGAGTGTTTGCTACAAGAGGTAGCAACCCTCCATTTAAGGAGGACGACCCCCTAAGTTTTGGTGCAGGTGTAATCAAGAGATTAAAACTACAAAATAACTTTGCAGGGTATAATGTAAAGAAGTATGAACCCCACCTTGGAAAGCCTCAAACATACATGAATGTATATTTAGCTGACCCAATCGTGAGAACGTTGATTGACTTACCTTGTCTCTACGCCGTAAAAGATAATTTTGACATCGTTACTGACGATGATGAGTTAAGAGAAAGGGTAGAAAAGATGTTCAAAGAAATAAATATAGAAGATACTCTATATGGATGGTTAAGGAACGCCCGTATATTTGGTACATCTTATTTAGAATGGACTGGGGACAATTTAGTTCTACGTTCTTCACAGAACATGTATGTCAATAGGAATGAACATGGACAAATAGAATATTACTATCAAGATGTAGGAGATGACAATGAGAATATCAGATTTGAAGCTGAAGAGATTGTGGAACTTAAAAATAACTGTTTCGATGACTACGCTTATGGTCTTTCTGACATCCATCCCATTTTGTATTTGGTTGACCTCAAAGATTATGCAGAACGAGATATCGGAGCTGCACTCAACAAATACGCTTCTTCTCGCTTTGATATATCTTGTGGACTTCCCGATATGCCTTATGGTCCTGACAAAATTAACGAAGTGGTTAACGCCTTTAATTCGTTAGAACCCGGTGAAGATATAATACATGGTAACGATATAGAAATTAAAGAATTACAAGGAACCCAGAGAGCTTTTGAATATGGAAAATATACTGATGATATATTAGATAAGATTCATATGGCTTTAAAAGTTCCTAAGACTATGTGGACAGAGCCTGAGAGAGCTCGTCCTATTTTTGAACCATATGTAAGATACTTACAAACTATGGTAGAAGGTGCAATAAATGCACAATTAATGCCTCAATTAGAAAATGGCGAAGCTAAATTCAAATTCAGGCAGATTAATGTTGAAGACGCATTCACTAAAGCTAAGACAGATATGATTTATCTTTCTGAGGGTGTTTTATCACCCGGTGAAGTTAGGGAGGAAAGAGGTCTTGACCCTGAAGGAGTTACTGAACTAGACATGGAAACTTCTGAAGATATTAAGGCTTCTCCAATCCGTAAAGAAAAATCAGATAAGAATGCTAATATATCTGGAGGAAAGAATTCGGACAAAAAAGAAGAGTCCGCTCGAGCCCAGAATAGAGGGAATAAACCCTCCGCTAACGCAACAGGAGATAGAAAATGACTTACGAAAAATGTAAAATGACTGTAGGAAAAACATTAAAGAAACGTGGTTTTGAAAATCACGATGAGATAGCAGCAGGCATGTGTACCATGTGGGCTGACGAGAATGGTGTTGAGCGGGAATTTGCAGGAGAGTCAAAATCTAGTGAACCAAAACAAAGGTCATTTGCTTTATCTATTGATGGAGAAAATGATTTTACATTTACCAGCGATGATGGAATAGACTCTGCTTCTTTTCCAGTTATCGCTATTACTTCAGGTCTTCACGAATACGAAGAAGACGAGAAACAACAAAAGGTTTATATAGAGCCTAGTGTTTTAAAAGGTAATATGGAAGCTTTTAAAGAGCTCCCGATTTACATAAACCATCAAAGAACGCCTGAGGATTTAATCGGCATGGCTACTGAGCCTGAGGTGGTTGAGATGGAAAATGGAAAGACAGCAGTGAAAATGAATGCGAC